TGTTGGATTTAACACTATCAATCAGTTTAAAAAGTTCACGCTTACAGATTTTGCGTTGATCCAACGTGATCTGCTGAATGCATTTAACATACGTCAAGGAGAACTGCCTGGCCGTCCTGCATACGGTACCGTGATGTGGGATTTTGTGTTTGAAAATCAAATTGAAGAGTTAGCCAACAATATTCGCAGAGAAATTGAACGAGTTGTAGCCGGTGATCCTAGGATTCAACTCACCGACGTTCAAATATATCCACAAGAAAACGGTATCCTAACACAGATTGCTGTCACAGTTGTGCCTTCAAGCAACGCTGAAATACTCAGTATCTTTTTTGACCTTCAACAACGTTCCGCAGCCTACGTATAACTACGCCGTTTTTTACGGCGATAAATAATACAGAGGTTCTACGGAATGGCACAGACTACTAGACAAACAGCTATATTTGGAGTTGAAGACTGGAAACAGATCTATCAAACTTATCGCGAAGCCGACTTTCAAAGCTATGACTTTGAAACTCTGCGCAAAAGTTTCATTGATTACATCCGTCTTTACTATCCCGAAACCTTCAACGATTACATTGAGAGCAGTGAATTTATTGCACTGTTGGACGTTATTGCATTCATGGGCCAGGCCCTGGCCTTCCGTACTGACCTAAACACTCGTGAAAACTATCTTGATACAGCAGAGCGTAGGGATTCGGTTGTGCGTCTTGCTAACCTTGTCAGTTACACACCCAAGCGTAACACCGCTGCCCAAGGACTGCTCAAAGTTTTCAACGTAACAACCACAGAAAACGTTGTGGACTACAACGGAGTAAACCTCTCTAACGTTACTGTAAACTGGGCCGATCCTACCAATCCGGACTGGCAAGAACAGTTTACTACTATTATCAACGCTGCACTAGTTGACAGTCAAAAAGTTGGCCGCCCAGGCAATCGTCAAACCATACTGGGTGTGCGAACTGAAGAATACGCAATTAATCTTGTACCTGGATTCTTGCCAGTAGTACCTTACACAGCCACAGTAGATGGCATTAACATGCCTTTTGAAGCAGTAACATCTACCACAGTGGGCGCCGATGTAATTTACGAACCTAGTCCGGTGTCTAGCACCAGCTTCAACGTTTTATATCGCAATGATCAGCTGGGATTTAACTCTGACAACACAGGTTATTTCTTTTTGTTCAAACAAGGCATTTTGCAAAACCAAGATTTTAACTTGGCCGAACGTATTTCTAACCGCACAGTTGACATCAACATTGAAGGTATCAACAACGAAGATCGTTGGCTGTTCCAGCTTGACAACTTAGGCAATGTCTCTCGCGAATGGATCTACGTTGAAAACGTTTACACCGCAGCAGCAGAACAAGAGTCAACACTGCGCCCTATCTATTCTACCAGCAGCAGAGCCAACGACCAAATTACCATGGTGTTTGGTGATGGTGTGTTCTCAGAAATTCCTGTGGGTACATTCCGTGCGTATGTTCGCAGCAGCAACGGCCTGCAATATATCATTAATCCAGAAGAAATGCAAAACGTTGTGATCCCAATCAGCTATACAGATCGCAACGGCAACCTACAAACTATTACATTTACTTGCGGTATTACTCGTCCAGTGAGCAATGCACAAGCTCGTGAACCCATTGCTGCTATTAAGCAACGTGCTCCTGCTCGCTACTACACACAAAACCGCATGGTCAACGGTGAAGACTATAACCTCTTTCCGTTTACTCAGTACAACTCAATTATCAAGAGCAAGGCTTTAAACCGTGCATCAATTGGTACCAGCAGATATCTGGATCTAGTTGACAACACTGGCAAATATTCCAGCACCAATACATTTGGCAGCGACGGTGGATTGTGGGAACAAAATATTCTTCCTACTATTTTGTTCTCCTGGACCAATCGAAATGAGATTGCTGATGTTATTGCCAACCAAGTACAACCTGCGTTGACACAATCCACAGTCAAACAATTCTACTATGCCAATTTTCCACGCAAAGCAATGAACACCATTGACATTGTGTGTACTGGCACAGCGCAAACAGTTAACACTGTTACAGTTAGTGATTCCACAGCAGATTTGTTTAATCAGTATGTGTTTGACAACATGCCCGTTGTGTTTGGTACAGCAGGCGATGGTGACGTACTAGGCGGTCTTATTGGTGGAATTACATATTATGTGAGACCCGGTAGCTGGAATGCCACTGCTAAAACTTTTACTGTGAGCTCAATTGCTAATGGCGGTATATTCCCGTTGTCATCTACAACAGGCAAGTCAGTAGCTACCGTTGCAACAGTGAGCACTGGTGGAACAGTTTGGAATCAAAGTACTACACTGGCCAACGAAACCACTGGTTATTTTAAAAGAATTGATTCAAATACAGGAAATTTTGTTCCAGTGCTAGTTGGCCCAGATGCTGGTACAAATTTTGAATATGCAGTCACTGGCAGTTTGATAAAGTTCATTTCGCCCCCGGGGCAATATTTTGATCGCAACAACAAATTGCAATCAGGTATCCCTACTAGAACCGAAGAAAAAACAGAAATCTGGGCCAGTCCGGTACAAGTCGTTGGAGATGGTACAAATTCTAACCTAGGCAATTTTAGTAACGGAACAGGTCCAATTACACTCAATAACTTTGTGCCTACGGGTGCTATTATAGACACTGTGATTCCGCTGTTTGTGTCTGATTTACCTCTCAGTATTGAACAACAAATGGCCGAGCAAATTACTCTGTTTAGAGACTTCGGCCTGGGTTACGACAACGACGGTTCGATCACAGGAACACCTTACAGTTGGTACTTGATCCCATCGCAGTATCTTGACGAAAATGCACCTTGGAGTCAGGCTAATGCAGGACAACCAGTGCCTGGCGGCGATGCCAGTTGGATGATTCAGTTTGCAGTTGAAAATCAAAACTACACAATTACTTTCCGCGGCCTTGCTTACTATTTTGGATCTGTGTTGCAAACACGCTTCTTCTTCTTTGAAGATCAACAAGTGTATGATAGCCGCACTGGCACAATCATCAAAGACTTTATCAATGTGTTGGCCATGAACAGTCGCCCAGGTAATTCACTAGGTGAACCGCTACAAAGCGACATTCCAATGACTATTATTGGACAGCCTGTGGAAAGCGATGGCTATGTTGACGACTTCCAAGTGTTGGTCAGCTATAGAGATTCAGACAACGACGGTGTACCTGATAATCCAGATTTCTTTGACGAAATTGTGGGCACAGTTCCTGCCACAGCTAATGCTAGTTCTCCTTGGGTTTTCTTAGAGCGCACTGTAGACTTTGACAACTTGCAACGTTATCTGCTGGTTGATAATACCAGAGTTGTAAGCCAGTACGGAACATTAGATGAATTAGAACTTGTTAAAACTGAGTGGACGCCAGGACAAATATTCTACGCCTATAGCGAAGATACTTTCTATGAACTCAATGTAACTGTCACAGGCGTTAGAGAACTCAATGAGTTTGAACAAGGTGAATGGCTTGCAAGATCCGGGCGTCAAGGCTTGTATTATCAGTATCGTCACAACTCGCCTCTGACTAATCGTATAGATCCAGGCACATCAAACATCATTGATTTGTATGTAGTCACACAGGGATATTATACCGCATACCAAAACTGGTTACGTGATACCACGGGTACAGTAATAGAACCTGAACAGCCCACAATTGATGAGTTGAACACAGCATATCAAGGCTTGCAAAACTACAAAATGGTGTCTGACAATATTGTGTTGAATAGTGTAACATTCAAGCCTCTGTTTGGCGCTAAAGCAGCACCTGAGCTTAGAGCAACTATCAAAGTAATACGTGCTCAAAATTCCACAGCATCGAGCTCAGAAATTAAATCTGCTGTGCTAGCACAAATGAATGAATATTTCTCCATCGACAAATGGAACTTTGGCGACACATTCTATTTCTCAGAGTTGGCTGCATATTTGCACCGAACTTTAGGAACCATAATTAGTAGTGTGGTCCTGGTACCTCTAGATCCTCAAAAAGCGTTTGGAGATCTTTATGAAATCAGATCACAACCTAATGAGATTTTTGCCAATGGTGCAACCATTGACAATATTGATGTAATTGAAGCATTGACAAGTACTAACTTGCGTACC